CTACGTGTACCACGACATTTTTTTGATATGGGTAAATTTTTCCAAAAAAAACTAGATAATAGAGGCGTTAAAATGATTAAAAGAATATGGGCAATGCCTAACAAATCCACATTTACAATAAAACCCATACGGGAATTGTTAGATCAATATGTACACAACGGTTTATGGGTAGATCCGTTTGCCGGTTGGAATAGCCCGGCACAAATTACAAATGATCTAAATCCAGAAAGAGATACAACCTATCATATGGATGCGTTGGAATTTTTACAATCATTACCCAACAATTATTGCGATGGTGTATTATACGATCCGCCGTATTCAATCAGACAAGCCCGGGAATGTTATAACGGGTTCGGGTTCGAACAATTACAAATTAAACCGACGCGCATGGATTATTGGGCAAAATGTAAAAATGAAATTCAACGAATTGTAAAAGATGATGGGATCGTAATTTCGTTTGGTTGGAATAGCATGGGAATGGGTAAAAATAGGCAATTCGAGATTGTACAAATTTTATTGGTACCACATGGCGGTGCGCGTAATGATACAATTTGCACAGTTGAACGAACAAAACGAGGTGTAACAAATGAGCGGTAACAAAACCCCCAAACCGAAAAAGGCCACCAAAACCACGGCAAAACGCAAAACCAAAACGGGCAAATTTGAAAAGGTGGCACCGTTGATTGTACAGGCGGTTGGCCGCGGTTCAACGTACCGCATGGCATGCAATATTGCGGGGATCCATGAATCAACGTTTTACATGTGGATGAAAAAAGGCCAAACGGCACCGCATGGTAAATTTGTTGATTTCCGGCGGGATGTGTTGCAAGCCGAGGCGGCCAACGGCGATCGTATGTTGGCGTTGATTCAAGATCACGCCACCAAAGATTGGAAATGCGCCGCGTGGGTATTGGAACGGCGGCATGGATTCGTAAAGGATGGCCGGATCGAAACCGAACAGGCCGAACGGGTGGAAATGCCCACCGATACATACCAGTTATTGCGCAAACAGGCGGCCGATTTAAACGATGCAATCAACCAAGCACAGGCGGCCCAATCATGGCAAGCATACGCGGCGTTGCAACGGCAATTGTTGCACGTGGTTGCAAACATACGACAAATTGAGGCCGAGCAAAATATGGGTGATGAATTCGAGGGGTTAACCGATCAACAATTGATCACCGAAATCACAAATGCAATCATTACATTACCACCCGTTTTACGGCAACAAATCGAACAAAATGTACAACAGTTGGCAAACGTTATACCAATCCAAGGGGGTAAAATATGAATATTATACAGGCGGTGGCGTTGGGCGCATTTGGTGGCGTAATGGGTACCGTTGCGGTTGTGTTGTGGATTAACAACCGGCAAACCGATGCCGATCCAAATGCCGGATTAACCGAACAAATAAACATGTTGCGATCTAGCCTGGACGCGCGCAACGATGTGGCCAAAAATTTAACGGCCACGGATATGTTAACCGTATCATGCGGTGCCGATTGGATGAACACACACGGGCCGATGTTGTGCCGTGAAATGTTTTGCAGATTGCAAACAAACGGTGCCGGCGCGGCCCAATCCGAGTGTGAAGAAATCGCCAACGTGGCAAACAGTGTTGCAATATTCGGTGTGTGCAATGCCGATAATGTGGATTATAATACATGTGTGGATCTGGTATTACGGCGCAAATAATGGGTTATTGTGAGTGTTGCGAGTGCGATCCATGTGATTGCCACGGGGTAAATGATGGGAACGAAACGAATGGCCAATTTTGGCGAATGGGTGCGCCGCAATCTAACGGCACACGGCAAATCAATGCAATGGTTGGCCGATCAATTGGGATCCAATCCAACCATGATATTAAAATGGCGTACCGGTACGGAACCGCGCGCCGTGAATTACATTATGACGTGCCAAGCATTGGCCAAATTGCGGGGCGATCCCGTTGCCATAGTATTGTGCGAGGGTGCCGCGCATTTGGGGGTGCCTGTTGAGTATTCGGGCAATAACTGGCAAGATCCGCAAAATTAAACGGCGGGCCGATGTAAACCCGTTGGCATATTTCCGGCCAACGCCACCACAACACGCATGGATGCGGGATGATTCCAAAATCAAATTGTTGTTGGGTGGCAATCAGGTGGGCAAAACAATGGCCGCGTGTGCCGAATTGATACACCGTTGTTTGGGTACGCATCCATACATACAAACCGATCCGCCGCCAATACAAGCATTTTTGATCACACATAGCCACCAACAAAGCATTACGATCCAAGAAAAATTATACAATATGTGTCCAAAAAATGAATTACATCCTGATTGCGAATTTGTACCGGGGCGTGGGTTCCGTGGCATCCATCCCGTTATACGATTCCGCAACGGTTCGTTGATTATGGTAAAAACCGCCAACCAAGGTTTGGGCCTTGCATCTTCTACGATCTCGTATGTTGCGATAGATGAGCCGGTTGGCCAAGAGGTTTGGGGGGAATTGGCCGCCCGTGTTTTACGCGGCGGTGCCGGGGGCAAAACGGGTACAATCGGAATTACAATGACCCCCGTTGGTCAGGATGTATCGTATTTAAAAAAATTGGTGGATGAGGGTACCGTAACATGCCACCATGCGCCGTTGACCGTTGAACAAACCACACCGATCGGGTTGGCACCGTTGATTGCACAATCAACCATTGATCGCATTGCCCAAACGTATTTGCCAATTGATCGGGCCGCCCGTTTAAATGGCGATTGGGCCGTTGGCGTACCCGAGGGCCGCGTATTCGATCAATTCGATGAAAATATGATTTCAAGTTTACCGGCACCGCCCGGTGGCCAATATGAATTTGGGATCGGTGTTGATCACGGTTCGCAACCAAATGCACAGGTTGCCATATTGGCGGCGATCAACATGGCGGATCCAGAAAAACCGATCGTGTATGTATTGGATGAATATACGAGCGGGGCCGCAACACCCGAGGCCCACGCACGGGCAATATTGGAAATGTGCCAACGTAATCAGATCGATCCGGCCGCGTGCCGTTGGACGGGCGATAATATCCATTATGGCGGATCGGGCGGTGCCGGTAAAATGTCCAATTCCTTGTTGATGCGGGCATTTGAAAAAATATTACAATACCCACCCAACGGTTTACCGTGGCGTATTCGAACGGTGCGCAAACCCCGTTACAGTGTGTACCACGGGGCGGCGTTGATTCATTCAATACAAGCACGCAAAAACTTTTTTATACACCCCCGTTGCCAACGTACTATAATGAGTTTGCAACGGTGGACGATGAAACGCAACCAATCATTACGATCGCGCGATGAATACGGGCATTGTATCGATGCGTTGCGGTATACATTGGTGCCAACCATCGATGTAAAATATAAACCACCCACCGCCCAAATTAGATTTTATTAGAGTACAGGATCCAACATGCAATACCCAATACCAGTTACACCATTTGCGCCCACATCCGAGTGCCAAAACCGATGGCAACACACGGCATTGCGCCGCCGCCTGATTATTGGCGCGTGGGAAGATGATTTGGAAGATGAATTAAGCCGCCATTTGCCCGCGGATCGGCGTGAATCATGGGGGCCGGCCGATCTCAGTTCTAACCCATTTGAACAAATCACCCGCCAATTATCCGTGTTGTACCATGAAACGCCCACCGTTTCCAACATGAACGGCAACATAGAGGCGTTAACATCGCGCGAGGGCCTTGTAACTAAAGCGGGGTTGTGGCCGTTGATGCAACGAACCCAACAAATGGTTATTGGGTTGCGTGAATCGTTTATACGCATCGATGTAAACCCACACACGGATGCGCAAACGGATTACCCTGGCATCCAATACCGATTGGTTACACCGGATTACGTTTATTGCGAATCCGATCCAGATCGGCCGGATGTGCCAACGTACTATCGTGAAATGCGATTACGGAAACACCCCGAAACGGGCAAATATAATTGGGTTGCCGATGTGTTGGATATTCGAGATCTGAATAACCCAATGTTTGGTATGTTTGAATTAAACAACGATGGTACATTGGGTGCCGATGTATCACAAATCTATATGGGCCACCCAACCCACACGGGCGCAAATTATCCGTACCGAGATCAACAGGGCCGGCCATTTTTGCCCGTGGTATTGTACCATGCAGAAAAAACCGGATTTCTATGGGATGCGTTTAACGCCTCGCAAATGGTGTACGGTTCGTTAACATCGGCCGTATTATATTCTATGTGGGTACATTGCGTGCGTGATTGTGCATGGGCGCAAAAATACGTGGCCGGCCTCAGTGTTGCGGGGCTATCCCAAATGGATCAAAATGAGATTGCACGCCGATCCAGTATTGCCACCGATCCGAGTTCGATCTTGGTATTTACTCAAGATCCCGATGCACAGGGCCAACCGTTGGTGGGTAGTTTTACCAACCCAACCGATCCGGCCTCGTTATTGGATTCCATCAGCAAATACGAAATGCGTGTTGGATTGGCCGCCGGTTTATCCCCATCGGATATATCTCGCCAATCAGGCGATCCGCGATCGGGGTATGCGTTGGCCGTATCCAGATCGGGCCAACGGGATGCGCAAAAAAAGTTTGCGCCGGTATTCCGTATGGGTGATGAGGAATTATTACAAAAAACGGCAATGTTGGCCAACCGGTATTTGGGTAAGAATTTACCTGAAGATGGTTATCGCGTTAGTTACCATTCGATGCCATTAACACCGGATGAAATGCGCGCACAACGTGAGGATATAACCGCCAAATTAACGGCCGGGTTGATATCCCCCGTAACCGCCGTAATGATGATGTTCGATGATATGGATGAAAAGGAGGCACGCGAATATTTGCGCCAAATCCGAATCGAACGGGCCGAATTTCAATAATTGCCAATAGGCATTATTTATATTACAATAACCAAAAATACAACGGGGTAACATTATGCGAACCAAAGAAATTGAGGGCGTCGAATACGTGGTAAAATCTGATATCGAGGCGGCGATCCAAGATCGGATCTCCAAATTGAGCGCACGCGCGGTACAGGCTGAAGAACAGGCGGCGGCGTTGCAAACAAAATTAGATGATACATCGGGCCGTTTGGCATCGTTGGATACATTGCAAGGCAAGATCAACGAATTAGAAACGCAATTAACCGATGCCAACACACGATACGATCGCCACAATGCAATGGCACAAAACGGGTTTACCGATCCCGAATTGCGGGATGCCGTTGAATGGGCATACAACAAGGCAATGCAAGGTGCCGAAACACAAACACCGTTGGCCGATTGGTTGGCCGGTATAAAAGCCGATCCAACCAACGCCCCGTTGGTGTTGCGCCCACACTTGCAAAACGAATCCACACCCGCACCGGCAAACGATGCGCCGGCCGCCCAGGCAAACCCCGATCCGCAAAATCAGGCCGCGCCGCAAATGGATGTTGCCCCGGCGTTGTTGCCACCAAAAACGAACATGGGCGCACAACCGGCACCAACCCAACATGGCGATTTGTTAAAACGGGGTGCCTCAGATATCGAATTTTATCGGGCAAATCGTGATGCGATCCGCAAAGCGTGGCAAAACCGGTAACCATACAAACCAATACCGGCCCCAACCGGTAAAACATACGAGGCGATACAATGAGCGTTGATCTAACAGGCGTTAAACAGTTCCCGCACATTCGGGCCGTTAGCGCAACCACCAATAACACCCAAGTAATTTTACCCCCCCGTACCAAGGTTGTAACCGTTGGCACAAAAACGGGTGAATGTGTATTTGCATACGAGGGTGTGGACAATGGCACACCATCCAATAACGCGGCGTTTGTTGCCAATTACGGATACGTTGCAACCAAGTATGGGCGCGGTAAAGATCGGCCCACATCGTTGTATGTTGCAATGGCCAATGGCACCGGCACGATAATTATCATATTAGAGGATGAATAAATCATGGCAAACGCGGTATTTTTTCAACGCCCACCGATACAAACCGAATTTGTAAACGTGGCAACGGTTACCATTGATCACAATTTGGGATATGTGCCAAACATAACGATCGTTATTGGTGGGTATACGGTGGCCGCAAACGTACAACACGTAACGTTAAATCGTTTGGTTATAACATTCCACAATTCAGTTACAGGCACCGTTTATTTGCGCTAATATAAACGCGTGGCAAACGGTGCCACGTTGCAACATAAACACCCCCCCATAGGATTTAAAATCATGGAATTTTTTAGCCCACAAAACGTATTTAAAGGCCAAGTATCAATCGAGGGCGCGATCAGCGCAGATAATCACGCGGTTACCAAACAATATTTAGAGGCCAACGCCGTTGTTGGAATCGCAACCGATAGTGCAAATTATGCCGAATTGGTAACGGTAAATGGTGAGAAACAATTAAAGTTAAAGCCACTTACAATTACCGATGTTGCCGTTGATACCACCGCCGCAAACATTGGCGCATGGATTACCGCCAATTACACAAATGGCGATGAAAAACAGGAAGGGGATATCATTATCCTAACGAATGTATCAGGCCGTGCGGAAACATGGATCCACAATGGCGGATCGGCCGGCGATGCAAACGATTTTACAGAAATCGAGGGTGTGGACGTTTCCGATTCTGAGATCCGCGCCGCGCTTAGTGCATCATCCGGTGTTAATTTCAACGCATCCACCGGCGAATTTACGGCAGATCAAGCCGAGATCCGCGGGTTTTTTGCGGCCGGTACTGGATTGGCATACGATAATGCCAACGGTTCATTTTCACTTGATACGGATACGGACGGAATTTCCGAGGGATCCGTAAATCTCTACCATACCGCCGCCCGCGTACGATCTAGTATTAGCGTATCCGGCGATGGTATCGATTACGATAGTGCAACCGGTGTTATTGATTTGGCCGTTGATACCGATCACGTTACCGAGCAAGCCGGCGCCGTAAACCTATGGTACACCGATGCACGCGCACGCGGCGCAATCAGTGTTACCGGATCGGGCCTTAGTTACACATCCGGTACCGGTGTATTGGAATTGGTAGCCGATACAAGCATGATCACAGAAAGCGGTAACCTGTATTACACGGATGCCAGATCACGCGGTGCCGTATCGGTTGCAAGTGTTGGCGGCCCCGATGTACAATTGTTGCAATACAACAGTACCACCGGTGTATTTAGTGTTCAATTAAGTGATGTATTTGATGAATTTGTAGCCGGCCAAGGTTTATCGTATTCCAATGGCGAATATGCATTGGATGCAAACACTGATGATATTGTTGAGGCCGACGGCGCAACAAATCAATTCTTTACCCAGGCAAGATCACGCGGTGCAATTAGTGCCGATCCGGCCGCGGGTAACTTGGCACAATACGATGATGCAACCGGTGAAATTTTGGTGGATATTGCCGATTTCCGTACCGAGTTTGCACCGCAATCGTTGACCGCAAACACATTTGCAACGTTGAACCACGGGTTGGGCAAAAAGATCGTACATGTTAGTGCGTATGATTCTAGCGGCAATCTAATCCAATTGGATGTGCAATTAGTGGATGCGAACAATTGCAAGGTAAAAAGCGTTGTAAACGTTTCCAATGCTGAGATCGTTGTATCGTTGTAATCTGATTTCCCTAAATTCTCTCAAAAAAAACAATTTGCCTCGGTTGTTTTCCCCCTTTCTACAAGGGGGTTTTTTTGTGGTTGCAAACGGGGTTTTATTGGTTTATAATTTGTGTGGGTAGGGTCGCGCCCGCAACAGCAGTAAAACCCATTACACACACAAACACACATTACACACACACCATTGGGGTTTACCATGGCAAATATTACAAATCATTCATTGGTTGGCGATCTACGTTTGCAACA